ATCGCCAGGCTTCTGGCAATCAGAATGCTTTTCTTCCAACACAGGATACCGTAAATAGCCAAGGCGCGCCCCAAGCTAATCCACCTAGCACAGCGGTTACATCTGGTACGGATAGCAATCAGAAACCAGTTCTATCGAATTCTAATAATCCTCCAGAATCGGTGCCTATGACCTGGATGATTCGTCATTTTCTGGATGATGGGTATACCTATGATTACGCTACAGAAGTAGCTGCATTTCTTTATAAAGAACACTGGCTACATTTGGCTGATCAAGATTCTATACATGGAGATACACCAAATAGTTCGGATATAGATAAGATCGATCCAAATCATTTTCTATATCCACAGCAGATTTCTATTATTTTCATGAATAATATAGCCCAGCTGCCATTGTCTGGCTATCAGTATCCTACATATCAACATTTGGGTCCTGTGTCAACATTGGTATCTATTGGTCTTTTATCCGTGGCTGATATCAAAGAGGCAGCTGATATTTTCACTGAACCAGATCATACTGGTCTATCACTATTATCCAATATGACCAGTTTGTTGGAGGAGCAGTTCCAGCGCTTACGTAATGAATGGCGTCGTGTCAATTCTTTACATCGCATGCAGACTGTTGCCGTCAAGAACCAGGTTTTGAATATGCTTGGGATCCGTGGCTTGCTGACCAAAGAACTGACAACCGAAACTATTCAAGAGTCTTCGAACATGGTTCAAGCACAGTATAATGCTGTGCAGTATGAAAACATCTATCTTGAAGACGGTCCCAAGCCATTCCGAGTTACTGTTGTGCCGCAGCAGGTATCTACTGAATGGCTTAAGGTTATGAGAGACGGTAGTCTTGATGTCTTCAATGGTGATCAGTCTGTCAAGACACTAACCCAGTTGAGTTTCTTAATGCGTAATGAGACTACCCCAGATGCGCAAAATCTGATCTTTAATTGGATGACTGCGCAGCCTACTACAATCGATCAGCTTACCAGCACCAATCCCGCACCCCCAGATGATACGTTTTTGGTGCCAACTCCTTCAGCATTTACATCGACTGAACAATCTTTGATGCGTAAGATTGTTACTGAGCATGGACCAGCATCCCCTAACAGATCGTCGTCAGCTAATGGAATTGCATCCTTGCTTGGAGCAAATCCTGGATTTGCTCCCAGTTTCGAGGATAAATTTCCCGAATCGGCCAATAGAATTCTTCAGCATAGTCAATTGAATTATAGCGATTTCTTCCTTATTAGAGATTGGGTAGCTGACAATCCATCTTTACCTGATGCTTTGTCATTTGCCAATATAGCGATACCCCTTCAGGATCGTATTGACAAGGCAGCAGCTGCTGCTGGTACTATACCTCCGCTTGACCAGTTGTTTAATCAATATTTTGATTATGCAGTCACCAACAATGTTCTGAACATACGTGATCAAATGGTCCGCGCACTCAATACACCACAGTTACAAAATCGTTTTACTACACTATCAAGTATTCAGCAAAGTCCTAGTGCAGATAATAGAGAACATGGTTGCTACCGAGATATAGGTTTGCTCGATATGGATAGCGGTGGAAAAGATAATACACCGGCTCGTTATTTTTATGATGATAATCGTGCAGTCAATGATGTTCTGCAGGGACAACTTGAAAAGGCTGTCAAGACAACTGTCCAGACAACAAAACTATTTGCTAATGCTACACCATACTCCGATCCTGCCAAATTGATTGTCAATAGTACAGAGAACTTCTCGGGAAATGTATCTGCAATTATCCAGAATACCAAGCCCACCCAATATACAATGGCTCATGCCTTTCCTACTTTCAAACTCTTTCTGATGGAAGATCGTAGTGATCGTTCATTCTATGCATACGACAATTTTTATTCGTATGCCAGTGTCTTGGATATGGAGATTATTCGTTACCGTGATAAGCCTGATACAGCTGTAATTCAGATCTCGAATATGCTACATCTGTTGGATCAGCATCTCTATGATTCTACTCCGCAAGGTCGTTTTGAGAAGCGCCTGCGAGCTAATCAAGAAGTGGCGCTACCATCTGGTACAGCTTTGGCGGCTAATGGTGGTGTGGGTGGAGTCCAAGTAAATGATTCGCCTAGTGGTGATATATTTACTTTGGATAATCGCTTTAATGAGATTGGAGCATCAAATAGTAATAGCGATTTCAAGTTTCCATTGAAATACTTCGCTTTGCAGACTGGTACAAAGATCCAGATTCGTATGGGCTTTTCAAATGATCCCGATAAACTAGTCCCTGTTTTTACTGGCCAGGTTACTCAACTTGAAGGTAATGAAATTCTGACTATTACGGCTCAGAGTTATATGCTTGAGTTGGTTCAGCCCACTTCAGATGAGATTCGTCATGATGGGTTTGCGGTTGATTCATTCTTGAATAATACGGCTAATGCTGTTTTCAAGTCCGTGCGAGATGTTGAACATGGTAATATTCTAACTGTGCCAACGTCCTTGTTCTCTGTTTTCAATAATGCTGCGGCCTATGGTGGTTGGTCTCCGGTAGGAGGTATTACGATCTCAGGTCTTTTGACTTCGGGTGGTGGAGCTTTGGATGTTATTAGCGCTATGTTGCGTGTAAGTTCGGCCAAGCATTTCGGCCGCTGGCAGCTTGGGGCTCCTGTGGATCCGTATCTGAAAGGCTTCTCCTGGAAGAATGCTGCAGCTTCTGTTTTGTTAGCCGCTAGCAATTCTCCACTGACTCGAGGTGCCACAGGTTTGGAGGCTGGTTATGATCGTAGTTTCGAGAACATTTTGACTACCCACGTATTTGGGCCAGATGGCACTATCACAGATGATACATCAGGCTCGGCTCGTGGATGGTGGTATGAAAAGCCGGGTGGCTATGGGGCACCAGAATATCACGTTCCGAAGGATCCCAATCTAACGCCCTGGACTCTGATCCAGGATATCGCCCGCCGCTTCCCAGAATTCATACTCGCTGTCAAGCAATATGGTTTTCCGTATACTGCTGATGCTACTCTTGTGTTTGGTAACCCACACGATCTTTACGCATCACGCGCTCCTCTGCCAGGTGAGGCGGAAGTCAAGCAGCAAGCAGCCGTCGATCAGCAGACATTCTTTGAATGGTGGACTCGTGGCACTGCTTCGGGTATGCAGCAATTCAAAGCTTTCTGTCAGACATTAGGTGGTCAATGGGCAAACATCGTTCTAAAGAAATATGATGAATCGATCAACTTCAAAGGTGATTCGGCTGTCGGTATATTGGGGCAAGTCGGCACAGCCATTGGACAATTGAATTTAGGGGCCGCCTTTGGTGGGGCAAGCCTGCGTGATATTACGGCTCAGCAGCTAACCGATCATATTACTTCTGGTGGTGCTCCGGTCTTTTTCAACATTACAGACTTATTCATCAAAATTATAGGTTCTGGATTGTCTCAGGTTCTTTATGGTTCTTCATCTATAGGACATAGTGTATCTCCAATTCAAGCTCAGCAGAATTTGAATCAGATTGTCCAGAACTACTATAATTTCATCAATCAAAAGCAGACGGGTAGTATCACAACAAAGATTGCTCTGAATGCCCGTATGAAGCCAATCCGTCGCTATCACTTTATCAATACCGAAAACATTGTTCATAATGGTCTGGTTGTGAATGAGAAGTTCTATAATACCGTGCGTATTGGGACTTCTCAGATAAAGGCTAATGCTGGTATTCCTCCACAGTATTGCCGTGTTTTGAATGCAGATCCTTTTGTGGTTAGTCTGGACAATATCAAAGGCTATCCCGAAATTAGTAATGCTTATATACAAACATTCCTCCGTGATGAAGTTTCCAAAGTATACCGCGGTGAAATTGTCTTACTGGGCAATCCTGAAATCGAGCCTTTTGATGTATTGATTATGCTTGATCCTTCAACGGGTATCTCGGGCCCAATCGAAGTAGATAGCGTTATTCACTCCTTCAATATGGAGGTTGGCTACATTACAATTGTGAAGCCAAGAGGTCTAATCGTCCTAAATGATAAGCTCCAGGCTCCTGTTTATAAAGCTGTATGGAGTATGCTCACGGATATGCAGGGTATTGTTGAAGGTGTGGCTAGTAAGCTTCCCTTTGCAATTAATGCGCCTACAGCTGAAATAGCTTTAGGTGTGGCTGCTACAGCTGGGGCTATTGCCGCCGGCCCGTGGATTGCAGGAGCGGCTGCTTTGGGCACCACAATGGGTATTTTCTGGACCGGCCGCCAGATACAACAGATCAATCCTCTGGGCTTTATACCCCTTACTCGCTTCGAACGTCCTATGGTAGGTGGACTGGAAGGTTGGCGTATTGACGATCTATTGGGCTTCCTTCAAACCAAATGGGATTATTTCAAGAGTCAGGAGATCGAGCCTTTATTGTTCTCATATCGTACGGCTCGAGGTATGCAATTAATTTAAGCTTTGGAGTGTATGGATGTCGCGGTATACTATTCATAGGAGGATAGCATGGCTCAAGATATAAGGCTCGCTGAACTAAATCTGAAGATTGCTAATCAGAGCCAACAGACTAACTCCGCTGCCAAGAAGGAGTTGGCGATTGTCAGTCCTTGCTCCACCTGCCAAAACTTCACCAAGTCGACGAACACGTCGAATGACCCTCACCGATCGGTTTGTCCTCGTCGTATTTGGATCAATCAGCAGCAACAGAACCCGGATAACCCAGAACTGACGGATCCCGTTCTTTATCTATCAGGTACCAGCGATCCTAATAGGATTGTAAATCCTGTAGTCGACCCCACAACAGGCAATTATTTGATTTGGGTGGCTGCGGTAGATGATAACCCGGGTATTGTAGATGGCGATGGAAACCAGATAACCCCGGGGATTTTGGATCCAAACTTCAATAACTTGTATATCCGATGCCGTCTATTTCCTTATGTGTCGGAACATCATCACGATATTCTCAGAACTCTAGGTCCTTTTCAGGAAAAGGACCATGTGATCGCGGAAGCACATCGTATCCCAAATCTCAATCCAACCATCGATTTTACCAATAATCAGAACCGTTATGTTGAGACTCCGATTGCTGGTACAGTAAGCAAGACTTCCTTTGCATATCGGTTCAATACGAATAATCCCGATGATCATGGTTTGGTGGGTGGCTGCTAATGTCAAATTTGATTACAACTGATGTCCAGCTGCCTTTGTTTGCTCTCCCTGGAGTACTGGTTCCAAAGCTTATACATTCTGGTACCGACTGGGTTGGACAACCCTATGTTTTTACCGATGATTCGTCAGTTGCCATACGTACCAGAACCGGTCAAGGTATTCTCGTAGATAGTATATTTGGTACTTCAATTCAGGGTCCTATTTCTCTGTTTGAATCATTGGAGAATATCCACTTTGCCGGCGGATATTTTACTATGAATCCAGTTCAATTGGAGTCAATTGGATCCAGTGCTGCACTGCCTATACCAACATTGGTACCATCAGTTCCTCGTCTTATCTCTGCCGCGGCCCAGGTAAAGAGTTCAGTTGATGCTCTGAAGGCAGCCGACCCGAGTATTCCTCAATGATTATTTATCTGGCTATATCACCTTCGGGTAAGAAATATGTAGGGCAATCTATTCGTTCATTGGATGTTCGCTGGGCAGAACATTGTGGAGATGCACGGGCAAATAGCGGTTTGGTTATTCATCAGGCAATACGTAAATACGGTTCAGATTCTTTTACGCTTGAGATACTGAAAGAAGTTGGTACACAAGCTGAATTGGATTTTTATGAATCATTCTATATCCGTTTGCTAAATACCAAAGTTCCTCATGGTTATAATTTGACTGAGGGTGGAGAAGGATGTAAGGGTCATTCACATCCTTGTTCAGAAGAAACCAAAAAGAAGATTAGTAAAATACATAAAGGTAAAGTTCTTTCGCTGGAAACCCGTCAGAAAATTAGTGTAGCCAGAAAAGGTAAACCAAATGGTTGGTTGGGTAAGAAACATTCTGAAAGTGCTCGTTATCACATGAGTTTGAGCCATATTGGAAAATCCCTTTCTATAGAAACTCGCCAGAAACTGAAAATCTCTGCAGAGAAGCGTAAACGTTTGGTGGATAATGGCTAATACAGCTGCAAATGGCGGTCTTATTGATTGGTCCTGGATGTCCCAGGGAGATCTTCTCCTTGGCGGCGGCGATATAGCCACGACTGATCCAGCAACCCTACAAAGTATCCAAGATATGGTGCGTACTAGACTGAAAGCGGCCCTAAATGGGTGGCAACTTTATTCCATTGGAGCTGACCTACTTGCTCGCATTGGTGATACCATAGATAAGGAACTGAATATAACCTTGCGTAGACAAATCAACCAGTCGCTGACTAACCAATTTCTACCTCGTGGCTCATTCACTGTACAGAGCTTGACGGATAATGGAACAATCAGTTTATTTGTTTATCTCAATCAATCGCTGATTGCTTCGGCTACTTTGAATCCCACTACAAAAACTCAGGTAATCTCGTAATGTCACCTATCCAACAACCAGTTTCATCTAATACATTTGGTCAAGAGATTCTTGCTGCTTTGGCAGCGAGTGGTATTACTCAACTGGCGCCGGGTGGTAAAGCACGCGCTTTTGCTGATATAGTCGCTGACGTATTGGGCACCGTTGAAACTGATGCATTTAGCATGGTTTCCCAGAGTTTATTGCCTTTTGCAACAGGTAGTTCCCTGGATCTGATTGGTGATATCTTTGGTGTTGCTCGTATTGGTCAGCAAAACTCATCAGTTATTCCTGATGACAACAACTTCGAATTCTTTGTGCGCTCCGGTACTTTTGGAGCTATCAATGGTGGTCAGGATATTATAGTACCTTCAGGGGTTATAATTAGCTCTAGTGCGCCTGGAGGTCCCGCATTCGTATTGACACAGGCTGTGACATTACCTGCTGGTTCCAGCACGGTATTCTTTTCGGCTTCGAGTGTTACTCCTGGTTCGGCCGGCAATATCGCTTCGGGAGTTATTGACCAAACCAATTTTACTAATTACGCTCAATCCCAGTTTGGTACACTCCTGGTAACCAATAACTTTGGTGTAGTTGGCGGGCGAGATGCGGAGTCAGACGATGATTACAGATTTCGTATTAATCTCAAGATCACTTCAAGGGCTGGAGCGAATCAGGCTGCCCTACAATTCGCTATTCTACAAGTCCCCGGCGTGCAAAACGTTGTTTTTGAACCCCAGGCTGGAACGTTCACTGCTTTTGTGTACGGCATCGCGCCGCAAGTCCCACCCTCCCTCCTTCAACTTGTACAAACGGCTATTAATAACACGGCTGCCTTCCCTCTCACAGGACTCGCAGTGGCGCCGAACCTCGTTGGATTCAGTCTCGAAACAACCGTCACTTTCGTTGCTGGGGTATCGTCCAGTGATCAGCAAGTCGTCCTACAAAACGCTATCGCAGCGGCGCAAAACTATATCAACAATTTAGCTATAGGGGCTCCGCTGATTATCAATGCTCTGGCGGCTGCCATTATCAACTCTGATAAGAAGATCTTGGATATAGGTACTCCTGATCGTCCTATTGAGAGCATTTTTATTTGGCGTAGCCGAGCTGATGGAACACGCTTTAGTCGTTTCCTTGTACAAGACTATACACCGGCACTCGGTGAACGTATTACAACTGAATATTCGATTACTAATCCGATCAATTTGATCGCTGCATAATGACTGTCATTATCCCAATTCCGCCGAAATATTCGCATCTTACCCAACGGCTGTTGAATTATTTCCCTGATACGGATGTTCGTATCCGTGAGAATGCATTATCGCTCGGAGCTCAATTGCTGAATGCGGTTGCTTTCTCGATGGAGAAGCAGAATACCCGTATCACCAGGGAACTGCGTGCCTTGAACTTGTCTGATGTTCCAATGAATATCGACAATGCTGGAGTTTACTTTGGCGCTCGAGTGCCTTTGTCTTTTACTCTGCCTGTAGACAGCCAGGGTATACTACAACCTCCAAATTTGATCCAAGGTCAGATACATAATGGTCCGTTGGTAACTTTAATTCCGTATGATGATATGCTGCCCATTCCAACGCGTGTAGTTCAAGACCCTAACATTCCGGCAGCAGCAATTACTGACCCAAAGATTTTCGATGTCGTGGGCGATGGCTCACCGAAGTCCTTTACGTTTGGTACTATGCCAATACCTAACTTCCTGACGTTTCAAGTTAGTGGTCTTGGCCCAGTTACTTCAGCGATTACGGTATCGATTACCGGAGAGTTGGATCCTCCAGCTGTCTGGCCGCAAGATGTCAAATCGAAGAACGAAATTCTGGTCTTGTCCGATGATGGATTTACCAAGACGGATTCCGTTTGGAGTTCGGTCAGTGCTATCGATATTACAGGACTTCCAGTCGGTTGTGAACTTGTTTGTTATAGTATTGGTTTTCAGCTATCGGCTGAATCAGATAATGATAGGCCGTTTACCCATTTCGGTTACCGAGGCGTGGCTTTTCCTCGTTACTGGCAGCTACACGACTTGCTACTGCTCGAAGTGTACCAACGAAATAGGTTCGCTGGATACGAAACATTTCAAGCATATCACACCTCCACCCAAATGGTTGATACCTCTATTGAGCCTAATACCAGCGGGCTTTTTCTTACGGATGGAATTAATTTATTGTATGTCGACCGTAGAACTCCTATGCCAGAACATCTGGAAGAGACTGGTAATACTAATGAGCCGGCGTTCGGGATAAATGTCTACTATGATTTCTCACAGCCAGGTGATACAACCTTCGCGTTTATACAACCCCAAGCCTTTGCTACGGCGTCGACTATCACTCAATATCGTTACGTGGTCGAGGATCCCAATGGAAATCTTTTCATCCTTCTACCATCGGGAATTCTTCAAGTATTCACTGGAACAGGTGGTTGGCAACAGGGACTACCTCAAAGTACTTCATTTGCTCTTGGGATACAGGGAACTTATATAATCTCATTGGAGATGCTTGGAACATTCAATGCCAGAACGAGCGATACCTATCCCTTTGGAAACTTTGGTGCCCAAACCAAAACGAGCCTCAGTTTGGCCGGTGTGGTTCCTAGCGTACAGGGTATTGCGTTTGATGCCTATGATAAACTCTGGGTCTGGACAGGACAATTTGCCATCCCACTAAAGTTTAGTTATGATGCATATGTATTCGATCCGTCAACACGTACAATATTCACAACGGATATATATGATGAGGTTCAAATCAGCTAATGCCTCCGACAGTTATTACCACGATCACTGAAACGAATAGTACTACCTATGCTGATGAAATAGGTATACTTGTAGGCCTTAGTCGTTTGCCTGGTGAGTCGTCCGAAGATTATGTCAAGCGCTTGAAGACGGCCACTCGAGTGGATACCAGCCAAGATTATGTTGGCTTATTGAATGAAATCACTTTACAATTGGGTCTGAACATTAGTAAGTTGATTTCATTGGCCAGTGTAACAGGTAATAGTTTGACAGTTGATATTGCTCTTACTGGGGTTATTCTAACTGATACGGTGACTCATGCAACTCAAACAGTACCAATCCTCACAATCGATATTGATGATGCCTGGACTTGGCACAACCTATCTGATATTGTGGCAGCGATCAACTCCGGAACGGTTGCGACGGCTGCGCTCTTGGATGCGGATGGGCCTACGATCCAGGTTGCAAGACAAAGCAACTCCCTCACCGTTATTGCTCAACCTATTAGTGGACAAGATGTGGACCTTGGCTTCGGGAACATTCTCGTTGGTTCGGAGCTATTCAATGTTGCCGTCCCGACGTATACTCTAACCAGTGATGGCAAGATCGTGTTCTCGGCTCCGGTGTCGGAAGGAACGCAGATTACATATAAGCGTCTGGTTTGGCCATATAGCATTATAGGAGGAGACGTTGCAATACTTTCACTCCTTGATCCAGCTGTGGGCACAATGGCACAAGGCCCGAATGGCACGATGGTCTATCAAATGCGAGAAGTTGTTCAGGCGATCGTTGAGCAGGATCTTTCTTACTGGGGTAAATAATGCTACAGTGGTTCAAAGACGCGGCACTGATGCTGCCAATTACTCCGACTACACCTAAATGGGTATCTATACCTACGAAGGGTGGTGTCAAGACCGCATCTGTGTGGCTGGGGGATGCGTATACTTCCATTGTGGCACAGGATTTGACCAGCTCGGCTACAACGATATTTGTAACTCAAGTTGATGAATTTCCTGCTACAGGTACTATTACGATTGATTTGGAGCAGATTACTTATGCGGGTGTATCAACTACTCCTCCATCGTTGACAGGTTGCATCCGCGGCGTAAATAGCACTACGGCGGCTGCTCATACAGTGGGAGCAGTTGTCTTCCCACAAATCACGCATACAGGGTCTGGCAACATTTCTGTGCTGGTATCTGGTATGCCTTTAAGTCCAAATACCCTGCGATTGGCGCGCGTTGGTTTTCCATTCGGTCCTCCGGGTGCTCCTTTACTACTTCCTGTTTCAACAGTTTCCTCTGGGGTAGCTGGTGCAATACAGATCAATTTGCAATTTACCGCGCTCCCTGGATTGGAAAAGCAGTATAATAATTTGGGTGTTACAATCACACCAGTTACCCGTCCTGGGGATGAGGTATCTGGATTTAGCACCATTACTGAGCAACCATTAGGTAATTTGTTTGTTCAGCAGCGCGATCAGGGTTTAGCACAGCATCTTCGTTTGTTGCCTCTTAGCCGTAAGGTAGCGGATAACCTGCCGGGTTTTGAATGGGGTCAGTATCGCTGGCGCGATGAGACTACAGAGAATCAGCATGCAATTGTTCCCACTCGCTGGGATATTGATACTAGCCTGATCACCCAAGATTTTATTGGTGGTGTTGGTAGTATTGGTGAGACAAATGATTTGGAGCCTATTGATCTGGAGGAGGTTGAGAGCTCCATATTCATGCGCGCGCAGCATGGACAATATTTCACAGGTGTGAAGCGCTATTTCTTTCCATCGGACAATTTCAATCTGGAATTTCTACCTTGTTATCCTAGTCTTCCTTTTACTTATCAGCTTCTGAATCCTCCTCGTGAACAAACTCCGGTATTTGTTGGTAGATGGCGTCTTGATGGTCAAGGTTTCTACGAGTTTGACACCAACCTGCGTTATAGGTTCCCGGGAACTTTTGATCCAGTATCTACTCAAGCGCAATTCATGGTGGATCGAAAGACTGGGATTCTGACCGTCAATGCCGCAGCACAAATACCACAGACGACTATTCTACTTGGGGTGTTATCAGGCGGTGTCCAAGAATTCTTTGATATGCCGTTTTATCCGTTGGACAAGATCGTGACCTTGTTTGTGGGCAATCCATTTGTTGTTATCCCAGCATTTACCTTCGATCGAGAGGATGGTTCGGTTACATTTCCAAAAGCTCCTGGTACCAGTCAAGGGCAGCCTTTATTTGCAACTGTTAATGCTGCGATTGCTGTACTATATGAATTTGATGTGCCTGATCTGACGGAAGTTCAGAATACCAATATTCCGGATGAAGCAGTACTAAAGAAGGATACACGCTTGCTAGCGCCGGATCTAAACCCAGCGTTTTCGGGTTTGGCTAATGGTCATGTCTATCTTCAACATCGTGTGTTGAAGCCCGTATCCGTTCAATTGTCGGCCGACAAACCACAGATTGCTATCCCTCCTACCTTTAGTACAATCGTAGGGTTGATTGCTTATGGCCCGGTATTTTATAATGGGGACTTTGCTTTGCTGACCGCCAAAGCTATTGGCAGTCTGCCTAACGAAGTTGTGCCAGGATCGGAATTACAAGTCGTGCCGGGAGGTTTTAATCCTCAGACAGGACTGCCATTACAAAATTATCCATTTCGCGGTTTGATAAATGGGCTTGATCCAAATACGAATACTATTACAGTTATCACAGGTGGTGATGGTATAGCTAATCTGGTGTTTCAGCCCGAGCCAGACTTTGGATTCTATATTCCAACTACGGCTCCATGGGTCACATCCAGCACAACGTTCATGCCAACGGTTGCTACTTGGACAAGTGGTGTGGCCACCCTGACTTTTAGTTCACCCCTTTCGGATGAGTTTCAGGTTGGTACCAGTATTCGTCTTGCGGGATTTACACCATCGGATTGGGACGGGGATTATGCTATTACAGTCCGTGATCCTATTGGCGTTAAGATCAAGATTGCTATAGCAAACGATCCCGGTCCTGTTACAATAATGGGCACTGTTGGTCCTTTAGACACATTGCTCTTGCCTGTGCCAATACCTATCAGCCAGATTTGGGCTGGTCCTACTGTAGCCGCACCAGCAACACAAAATGAAGGCTGGTTGGATTTTCTCTATTCAGTTTTGAGTAATGATCCTCTCTTTGGTTTGTCTACATATCTGTTGGCTGGCCATAATGCTGATGTGACTGGAGGAGTTGCTACAGTTCGTGTAAGTCAGATTGTGGGTTTGACATTCAATCCAGGCCAATCCATTACGATAACTGGTGCTACATCCCCACAATTGGATGGAACCTTCAGTCTTTTGACAGCAATGCTTGCTTCAGGTGTTTGGACGCTGACCTTCAATGATTCGAATGGAAACTTTACATCCACGGCTCAAACAGCTGGCGTACTAACAACTACGGGGTCGTTGCCTTATACAACTAATGGCACAGTCAACGGTGATGTCTCAATTAATAGTGTGTCATGGACAGCAGGTATTGCAACTTATAATTTGGCTAGCACACCTACAAATTTGGAACCTGGGCAGAATATCGATATTGTGGGTTGTACTACATCTACTCTGAACGGCTTCCAGAATGTATTGACTGTAGGGCCGGGTAATGTTATTACTGCTCCCACTTCTACCCCGGGTACAGGTAGTGAAGCGGAAAGCGGTGCTACAATACAGTACAGCAACTTTCGTAGCAATGGAGTATTAGCTGTATGGAATAAGATTATCAGGAACTGGCAAGCATCTACTCCTTATCAGGTTGGGGATCAGATTCTTGATAGTAATGGAAATGTTGAGCAGGTAACTTCTATTTCTGGTTCGGGAACATCAGGTTTTACGCAACCCACATGGGCAGCATTTACATTCCCATTTCCAACTACAACAGATAATCCGGGTGGCAATCAGATTGTCTGGACGAATATTGGACGTCCCGGACCTAGCACATCAATTCCAATCCATGCCTTTGACAAGCATGGTAATGACTATACTTCGAGCAGTTTTAATGGAAATGTTGTACAGTTGCAGTTTAATACTGGACTGCCAAATCCATCACAAGGATTCGTACAAGCGTATTTGTTCCAATTCCTTGAAAGAGAAATTATTCAGATGCGTGTAGTGGGTACCAATATCTATAGCAACTCGATCATGCTACAGATGCAAACACCAACACAGATCTTGAATAATCCATACTTGGTTTTGAGTACGGACCAAACACAAAGTCCGTTCTATGCGAATGCAGATATCAATAGCCGTTTGAGTATCAACAGATTGGGAATAACACCAACGCCTTAAGGAATAACTATGTCGTCAAATCCAGCACTATACCGCTACATTAAGTTTATTGGCGGAAACATTCTTGATGCCAGCAACGTAACGTTACTGCAGACCGAGCTTGAACGCTTAGGCAGTCAAGGCGCCGGCCAGCTATATCAGCAAGGTGCATTGCTGAATGCTGTCTTCAGTATTTCAGGCACCTCGATTGTATTCCAGCAACTGAATATAGGCTTTGACGTCTTCGTTTTCATTAATGGTCAATGGGAAGACCTTGGCGCCACGGTTACGATTAATGGTACGCAGCCCAGCTCTGGTGCAACGAATAATCTCTATCTGAACTGGTCATGGGATATCAAGACTAGCTCGGACGATCCTACCTTTTTGGATGGTATTACTGGTGAACCTACGATCCAGGCTGGCCAACTAAGTATTGATATAGATTGGGTAGATACATCTGGTACGCCTCTCAATCCATCTACTCAGTTTGCTAAGAATACAAGCCCAATCGTTTTGGCAACATTTGATATGTCAGTTCCATCTGTGGTTACTGTGACATATCTTAACTCTGTGTTCCCCTATGCTTTTGGTACACCAACTCAAGCTGGTCTTACTCGTCTAACTGATACATCTGGTCTTGCTCCGGGTAATACCGACTCTCGCCTCAGTGATAATCGTACTCCTCTGGATCATTCTGTTACGGATGTCAAAGTTAAGAATCTTATATCCTCGGGATTTAACTCCAGTGCATTATTTCCGTGGGCTGCAAGTACTATCTATACCGTAGGTAATCAGATTATCGATAGCAATGGAAATATTGAAACAGTTGTTGCTGTCGCTGGCCTTGGTCAATCGGGAAGTTCGGCTCCCACATGGAATTTGACGGTGGGTGGAAACACAATTGATAATCCTGGTGTCAATCAGATTACGTGGGTAAATGGTGGTACTGCTTCGACCGTCAAGTATGATCCCGCAACACCAAATCAAGGCGGTATTTTCAGCGATCACATTATTTATACGACCCTTACGGAAAGTCTGACAGCTTTCTTGGATAGTGTCAATACATCGATTGCTAATGCTTTAATCGCATTGAGTAATCATATTGGCCGACCATTGGGTAGTTCTGAAACCCATCCTTTCCCAACAGCATCGCAGGTTGGGGCTGCTCCTGCTTCACACGTAGGACAGGTTCTTGGACTTGGCACCAGCCATCCGGCGCAAACTAATAGCGATCATGGCGGATTCGTAACTCTACGTAATCCAGCTAATCCTCCAAATCCAAACGTTGGGGGAATACCTGTCGATAACAGCTTTGCTACATCCGATGGCACGAATATCTTGTCGTCGCTGACACATTTGGGAGATGTATTCTCCCTCTTGGCTACTTCTTCTGTAGCTAATGGTGGTAATGGCTCAGGCGGAACAGCTGTCAATACTGGTGCTCTTGGTTTGTTATCCAAGGTAGCTGCGGTTTTGGCTGAGCACGTCAATTATAAGAGCCACGGTAACAATAATCCACATAATTTGGATGCGGCTGATATTGGTTCTGTGGATGCTGCCTTCGTTGATCAGCAAGTTCAAAGTATCATTGATGATACTACTGCCTATACTGATGCCAAGACAAATATTGCTGTTCGTGTAGTTACAACGAACGGTCCAGCTTTTCCTCCTTATAGTGTTAGTGTTAGTTCTCCGCAAGTAGGCCAAACATCATTAGGACATAACCCGCCTGGTACAACTGCGACTCAATTCCCCTTTACCAGTGCCAAAATTACCTATGTAATTATTACAATAGGTAATGGTTTTGAGGTTGCGTTTGGATTTGGTAGTTATGCGTCGGGCCAACAGGTAGCATTGCCTGAAGTTACTGGATGGTCCAGCTCTAATTTCTATGCTCAAGCTTCCGTTGAGTTCAGGTTTGAGATTACATATGATACTCGAGGACAGCAGGTTAAGGCTTATGTCGATCCAATAACCCGCCTTGTCGCTATGGCGGCAGCTGCTGATTCTGGTACTAACTTCGTCTTTAACGGTATTGCATCAATTCAAGCAATTGGCTGGCGCTTTCTCACTCCACCTCCAATAATCATCAGCTCTTTCGATTCGACTGCTGGAACATTCAATTCAGGCCATGTAGGTGATACAGTTATTATTACTGGCCGTAATTTCGGCGCGACACAATCGGGAAGCACTGTTCGTTTCAATGGTACTGCTGTTGCAATATATAATAGTTGGAGCTCGACGGCTGTTTCTGTTGTTGTTCCGGTGGGTGCAACCACAGGTCTCATTTCTATGACCGTTGGTGCCAATACAGTCAATAGTCCATTCGTCTTCACAATCTCATAATTATGAGCAATCGCGGTATCCAGTTCGTTTATTATACTCGCAATCGGCCGGCGCGATCGGTGCCTATTGCGCAGGTATCTACTCCTCCATCAACACCAGCCCAGTTGACTGATGTGAATAATACTCCATTTCAGCCTGGCGCATTGTCGATGACGATGAATGATTCTCCATTCACTACTTTTACTGCTGCTGATTTACAAGTTTCTATTACTATTACTGGTGATACAACCTACCAGTTTCAGGACCAGTTCTTCGAAGTGACTGACCAACTAGACAATAGTAATAATCCTCTTTATTACCAGCACCCATTACCGACGGGGGTTACACAAGTTACGGTAGTGGATCTGCAAGGTAATACGGTGCCGTCCGGTTTCGTGATTCGCACGCTAACTCGTGGGGCATCGACGAATACATTTGTACTTCATAGTTTTGCGAATGTTAATGATACTACTCGTTCATTCGTGCCCTACCAAGTTCGCTATGTTGATCCTCAAGGTTTCATACATTTGGAAATCTTGAAATTCCAGCATGTCATTGATCGAGATCAATTCAATGCGACACCATCAACTTATACAGCATCAACAATTGTACTGACTGTTTTTAGCAATACTATAACATACTATGTTCGTTGGTTCGCGCGTAATGGCTATCAGGTTCTGGTTCCTTATGGGGACCTGCCAAATGATCCATGGTTCCCGCGTATTCGATTCAATCTTCATCCCACGCCTCCAGAATGGGCAACCCAGGTATGGACGCCTCGTCGACCTTTTATCCTGGCCACATGGGTTCCTACAACTGTTCTATCTACTCATTTGGTTCAGGTAGAACGTAAACCAATTTACTTTCGTAATAACATCTTTCCAGATCTTCTGGTATATGACAAGAACAACGTGTTGAAGTATGCACTGGCTGGCACAACTGGTAAAGGATTTCTATTCCCTTGGCGGCTGAATCAGTTCGTTGATATCGATTCTACAACTGGCGTTCTTCAAGTGGCTGTTGAGTTGGCTCCCGATGATATCGTTTTTGCCTTCTATTCATATGAGGAAGACGATATAGTTTTTCGTGGATTAGATGTCAATCCTTATACAAACCCTGCCATTCGTAACCGGGTTATCCAATTCTATCAGAAGGTGAATGGTGCAGATCCTTTGCACTATATCTACTACAATATTCTGAATGAAGACGGATCTACCTTTGCGACGAATGATACAGCTCCTAGCACCGGAACAAACAACCTTTTTGGTACTGTTTTGGTTGGCCAAGCTACATCCATAGGTGATTTTGTCTTTGTGGATGAACGTATAAGGGGTGGTGGTTTAGCTCCTTTGTTCCAGAATATTCCGCAATCAGTCAACTTTTGGGATTTGGGATTCTGGGATGGCAAGCCATTTCCGGCTGGAGGATCTATGATTATCTACCTGCCAATCGGTCTCAAAAATACGTTTAGTTCCGAAGAAGTATCTGCTATAATAGGATCAGTTATTCCTATGGGTACTGTGCCTGTGATTATCTACTATGATCAGAATGGTAATGAGGTAACGTTTTAATGCCCGTGACACCCGGAGTTTACCTTAACTGGACACAAGGCCTTTCCGTTCTGATTGGTCAGGTTAATCTTGTATTCCAAGAAAATGAAGCTGTACAAGGTATTAGCTTTCCAAATGATCAGACCGTACCGGTGAATGTTCATCTGTCATCGAGCGCGCGCGATCAACATACTTTTGATACATTTAGGAACGTCCGCCTTTATCTCACTGGAGATCCAGCGCAAGTTCAGATTGTACAAGAAGTATGGCCATCTCAAGGCGGTGGATTATTTATCAGTTTTGATGGTGGTAAAACCTATACTGTCTTCTCTCCTACTTACGGTTTCGAAGCTGATCCAAGTACTTGGGTATTAATACCGGCTGCGGCTATTGGTATTGGGGCTACTGATGGTGTCCTTGGAATATTAGATTCGGCCAACTTGGTTTTGAAGTATGTTATCCCAGAACAAGCAGATCAGTTCCAGGTCTTTGAAGTTCAACTGACAGCTGATTTCGATATCGTATAACTATGCAACTCATTGGCAACTTCCCGACTAATCTTACTGCCTTCCTGTATGAGCAGCTGCTCAATCAGTTGGAGATTTCTTTGTCCAGTGGGGAGTTTGGCGGCGGGACGTTATTTGATACCGCGGCTGCACAAAAGATACAGGCTGAAGGTCAGAACTTTACTGTTCTAACGGTACCAGCAGCTGGCAATACTGCTTTCACTACTGATCTAAAT